CGCTTGCGATGGGCACGGTCACGACGTTCGTTCCGGGCTCGGATACCGATCGCCATACCGCCGCGTCGGCGAACTTCGCCGTTACCGCGCAAGAAGGCGACCTCTGCAAGATTCTGATCCAGCGCCCGGATACAGACACCCATACGGGCGACGTTCGGGTGACCGATATCCGAGTTCGCGCCGCGGTTAGCGGGCTCGCCACGGAAAGCGACGACGCCCACAAAGAACGCGACCAACTCGTACACGAGGTCGCCGAAGATTCGTACGAAGAGATCACGTACTCGGGCGGCAACGTCTCGACCGTGATCATCTACACCGACAACGGCAAGACGACGAAGATCCGCGAGACCGCGTACACGTACTCGGGCGGCGCGATATCGACGATCACAACGATTCAGTACAACGCCGCGGGTGCAGTTGTGAGCGGTCAAACCATGACCGAAACGCTCACGTATTCCGGCGGCGCGCTCGCCAGCATTGACCGGGTAATGTCATGACTTCAACGATCGTAGTTGCGAACCCTGTACTTCCGACCGTCCTTCGGCCGACGCCCGCCGATGCGACGCACGACGCCTTCGGTCGGTTGCGCGTTAGCGACCCGAACGTGCTCTTCGACTCGAAACAGGTCTATGACTCGCAACCGCTGCTGTGGTCGGAAAAAACGGTCGGATCGGCGACCGCAACGTACCGCGCGAACGAAGCGTCGACGCGGCTCACGGTAACGACGAGCGCAAGCGATCGCGTGGTTCGGCAAACGCGGCAAGCGTTCAACTACGAACCCGGCCGATCGCAGCTTGCGTTCATTACCTTCAACGCGAAGAGCGCGGTCGCCAACGTCGAAAAAGCGGTGGGCTACTACAACGACGACAACGGCCTCGCCTTCGTGCTCGACGGTCTTACGCCGAAGTTTAGGGTTCGCTCGTACGTGAGCGGTAGCGCGGTGGATACCGACGTCGAGCAATCCAATTGGAACTTGGATGCGATGGACGGGACCGGCCCGAGTTCGATCGACTTAGATTGGTCGCTTAACCAAATCCTGGTTATCGACTTCGAGTGGCTGGGTCTAGGAAGCGCTAGGCTCGGGTTCGTCGTTGGCGGATCGATCGTGTACGCGCATCAGTTCAATCACGCGAACATCTTGTCGACGGTTTACATGAGCACGCCGAATCTTCCGGTTCGGTACGAAGTGCAAAACAGCGCGGCAAGCGCGGGCGCATCGCTCGACGCTATTTGCGCAACGGTCATGGCCGAAGGCGGCGAGCGCGGCAACGGTCAAACGTTCGCCGTTGATCGCGGCGTGAGCGGTCTCGATCCGAGCGGCTCAGACACCGTTGGCTTGGTAGCGCTTCGCCTGAAAACGGACCGTCTCGGCCCCGTTCGCCCGATCGACTTGAGCGTAATGGCGCCCGCCGCCGCCGACTTTCGGTGGTGCCTACTCGTGAACCCGACGCGCGGCGCGGGCACGGCGCCTAGCTGGACGTCGGTTTCGGATAGTCAGATCGAGTTCGATATAACGTCGACCGAAGTGCTCACGGGCGGGACGCAAATCGCTAGCGGTTACGCCGCGACGGGTCTCAGTACGGCGAGCCGCCAAATCAATCCGTTCTACGCGCTCGGTACCGACGTCGACGGCGTCGCCGATGAATTGGTCCTCGCCGTGCAACAAGTCGACGGCAACGCGGGCGATACGTACGTTGGCTCGATCACTTTCTTGGAGCAATGAAAACGAATGGCGAGAAACAGCACCCAGACCTACGTCGGCGACCAACTCGATATCCGGTACTTTCTCGTTGACGACGAATCCGGCGCAACGATCGACGAACGGATGCATTGCGTCGTCGTCGTCGAGTACCTAGACGATGCGAGCGGTTTGTCGCGGCGCGAGTCGATCACGTACAAAGTCGCCGACAGCGGGCCGCAATTGCCGGGCTCCGAAAAGCTCACCGAAGCGACCGACCGCGGGAACAACTCGGCGAACAATCGCTTTACCGCTGGCGATATCAACAAGCTGACCGACGTCACAACCAAGACTGTCGATCTCGCCCGCGAAAAACTCGACGTGTAGCAGTTGCGCAACTACGCATCCATAGCGCCGATCGCGCTCGCGAAGGATTTCGTCGCCGATCAAACGCTTCGCCAAGTTCACGAAAAGTTGAATACGAGCGGCCTCAACTTCGACGTGACCGAAGGCTACGGGTACTCGGCGGCGTCGACGTCAACCGGTTGGGTAATGGCGCACGGCGGATATCCGAATCAGTACTGTCAGGCGGTACTGAAGTACGTGACGCCGACCGCGGCGGGCTCGGAAGATATCGGCGTCATGCTTCGTTGCCAGACGCTCGACTCGCCCGACGCGACTTACTACTACGCCCGTTGCGACGCGGGCAACGCGAAGATCACACGCGTTGTCGACGGCTCGTTTTCGACGCTCACGCAAGGCGCGTACGTGTTGCCTCAAGACGAGTTGGTAACGGTCACGTTCACGGCGGTCGACGATACGTTGATCGCGACGTTTTCGGCGGCGACGCCGGGCGACCTCACACTGAGCACGGTTGATACGCAAATCCCCGACGGAGGCTCGCCGGGTTGCCGGTCGCTATCGTCGACCATTCGTTGTCGGTCGATCACTTGCAGGGAGTTGCCTTGATCCGTTGGTCGCCGCAAGGGATCAACGCGCGCGCCGCGGGTGCCGTTTGGCCCGGCGCGGGTTCCGACGCGCGCACGCCCGGCGACGCGATCGCCGACGTGTTCGGGCCGCGCCCGTTCGCCGCGCATATCCCGACCGTGGGATACGACTACGACTTTCACCGCGGCGTCGACGTCGACCTTGACGTTGGCGACGTCGTGCGAAGTGTGATCGGCGGCGCGTGCATTCGCGCGAGTCAGTCGCACTTCGGGTGGCAAGTCGCCGGGCAACTCGACTTCTGGAACGAAGTTGATCCCGAGGCAATCCTGACCGCGTCGATCGACACTGGAAACGCCGAACTTGATATCGATATCGACGCGGGCGCGCCCGGGCTGATCCTGTTTCAGAACACGCCGCGGATTGAGCGCGCCGCGCAACCGATCCAGGTTGACGACGACTGGATCATCGAGTTTCAGATCGTCTCGCCGACCGTCGGCACGGCGGGCAACGCGATCGGAATCGCGGTAGTTGACTTTCTCACGAACCAAAACGTTCGGCTTCAAACCGACGGGATCGACATACTCGCAAAAGGCAACGACTCGGGCGGCGCGCTTGCGGGCGGGTCGCTCGGCGATACCGGTCAAGAGTGGTTTCGGATCGAGCAGAACTCGGGAACGGTCACGTTCCGCACGAGCACCGACGGCGAGTCATGGTCGACGTTTCAAACCGAGACGCCTTCGTGGACGAACACGACGCGCCCGGTTTTCGTGCCGTGGATCTACTACGATTGGCAAGCGTCGGGCGTCGAGTCGTTCCAGGTCAAGCAGTGCAACTACGTCGACGCGAGCACGATCGGGCGCTTCGGCAATTGGGCGATGGTTTGCGACGGCGACCGCCGCGTTGCGATCATGCACTGTCGCGAGTTGACCCTGGAGAAAGGCGACATCGTCGCGCCCGGCGACCAACTCGGCACGATCGGTCAGACGGGATTCGATACCCGGTCGGGCCGAATCCAGAGCGCTCATGCTCACGTCGAGTTGTTGCCCGGGAACAGCTACTTTTACGACAACGACGATCCGATCAACCCGCTTGATCCGTCGCTGTTGCCACGCGTCAACGTGAGCAACAACGTCGCCGCCGTGCTCACCGAAGAAAACGATCCGAATAGCGACGCGAGTTGGCGCCTGGAGATCACGGTCACCCGCGCCGACGAAGATTTCGATTTCAACAGCGTCACGCTAACGACGACGGGCGCGACGCGAACCGTCAACTTCGATTCACGCGCCGGGCTCGACGCGGATCCCGACGTTCCCGATCATGACGGCGTGTACATTGTCGCGTCGTCGTTCAACGCGGCGAGCGCGTCGTACGTCGTCGATCTCTACTTCGACAAAGCCGTCCTGACCGGTACGCTTTCGAGTTGGAGCGTCGAAGATACCGAAGGGAACACGCTAGCAAGCGGGTAACGCATGACCGTCGCCTTCACAGCCTACGTTTCAGCCGTGCCAACCGCGGGGCTTACTCCCACGTGGTCGACGGCATACGACGCGGTAACGGGCGTCGAGCAAACGGTCGGCTTGCCGTCGTTCGACGATCTCGGGTCGGGTCTGTACAGCTTCGAACCGCCGACCGGTTACGACTTCACCGGGATCATCGATCTAGGCGTGACCGCCGATCCGCGCTACCTCGTGTATCGCGCCGACACTATCGAGACGTTCGGCGCCTTCGATCCGGATCCGCTCGCGGGCTTGGCCCCCGGGTTCCTGGTTTACAAAAATCTCGACACAGGCGCGAACGTACTCGCGCCGACGATCACCGAACTCGGGAACGGGCTGTACAAGTTCGACAAGCCCGCGATCGGCGATCCGCTCGGTGGGATCATCGAGCTTGGCCCGAGCGCGTCGCCCGAGTACCTCAAGTACGACGCGCAAAACGTCACGACGCCGGGCGGCGGCGATGGCAACCCGCCGGTACTTACGATCGTTTCACCGGCGGCGGGCGGAACGCTGTTGCCGGGCGGCGCGGTCACGATCGAAGTGACCGACGTTGACGGAACCGTTTTCGTGGAACTCGCGGTCACGTACCCGGGCGGCGCGACCGAGGTCGTGTTCCGTGACGACGACTATCGGCGACCATTCTCCGGAACGCGCGTCGCGATCGCGAACGGCTTTCGCTACGTCGTCAACCGTGACGGCGGGTGGCCGACGGGTAACCCGCGGTTCGAAGTTGCCGCCGTTGACGCCGGGGGGGCCCGCTTGTGAGCACGTGGTTCTACACAGTCGAGTCGCCGACCGACTCGCCGGGCGCGATCGGTCAACGCACGCCGTCGCAGTACGCCCGCGTCATGCGGCATCTATTGCCGCCCGGGCGGCTTTGGAATTTCGATCCCGCCGGGTACTTGATGCGGGTCTTTCTCGCGGCGGGCGACGAGTTGTCGCGCGTGAGCGGGCGCGTACTCGACTTGCTCGCCGAAGCCGATCCGCGTACGGCAACCGACGCCGAGTTGCTCGGCGACTTCGAGCGGCTTCTAACGCTCGACGGAACGGGCACCGAGTCGGAGCGACAGAACCGCGTCGTTGCGCGACTCACGCAAGACCGCGGGTTCCGCCCGCAAGACGTTCGGGAAACGCTCGCGCCGTTGCTCGATCAAGACGTGGTCGACGTCGTGATTATCGAGCGCACGACGATCGCCGCCGCCGTGATCGCGGAGCCGCGCGAGATCTACCGCTACTTCGTGTATCGCGACCCGCTTGCCGCGGGTACCGCCGACCTCGAAGGCGCGCAAGCCGCCCTCGATTCGCTCGAACACACGCATACCAAAGGGCACGTAATCGAGTCGCTCGACTTCAAGTGCGACGAAGCAACGTCGCTCTGTGACCGCGACGCGCTAGGAGCATAAACCGATGGCACTTCCACTTTCACGCGACACGAGTTACGCGCCCGGGTCGCAGGTTTTTTCGGCCGACCTGAACAACCTGCAAGACTCGATCATCTCGGGCGCGCACGGTCCGAAAGTCGTGCTCGTCGGTCCGCAATTGGCAGGTCTCGTGACCGCGACCTACTCGGGCGACTACGTCACGATCGACTCGGATCCAGAGCGCGCCGACTTTCCGATCGTGTTGCCGCAAGGCGCGATCCTTGAAGCCGTTACCGTGTTCGGCGAGAACATCGGCGCGCCGACCAATGAGGTCGACGGCACAATCCGCGAGATCGCGTTTTCGAACTACGCGGTAGCCACGCAAACGTTGAGCACCACGAAGGGCGCGGGCACGAGCAACGGCGAATGGACGCTAGCGTGGACGTCGGCGGATACCGATATTCCGTACACCGTTCCCGCTTCCGACGTCGCGTACCAAGTGCGGATCCAAACGACGGGCGCCGTCGGCGTGACCGTGCGCGTGTACGGCATGACGTATCAGTACTACGTCCCGGTGTAGCGGAACGATGGCCGACGACGACACCGACCTCCGCGCGCGAGTGACCACGCTAGAGCAAGCGGCCGAAGCGATGTCACGCCGGTTCGGCGATCGGCTCGACGACGGCGCCGAACGCTTCGCGATCCAGCGACGGCAAATCGAGCAAGTCGAAGCCGCGATCGCGCCGAAGCCCGCGGACAAATGGAAGCTAGCGGGCATCGTCCTATCGGTCGCGGTTTTGCTTTTCACGTGGGTTTGGCAAGCCGCACGCTACCCCGATCGATCCGAGTACACGGCGCTCGCCACGCGAATGGAATCGTTCGTCTCGGATATGCGCGGTCGCTTCGACTTGCTTCGCGAAGCGGGCCTCCGAAGCGAGTCGGACATAGCGCTGTTGCGCAATCGGATCGGCGGTCTTGATCGGTCGCTTGCTCGAATCGAAGAAGAGATCCGTAGCGCAAGGGCGCGCGATTGAGCGACCGGGCGAACCGCCCGACGATTCAGAACGTCGTCGCGGAGGCGACTGTGTTGCGACGGGTGCGCGAAGTCGAGGTCGGCGCGCACGAGGCGTACCGACGCTTGCGGCGCAAGGTCGAGTTTCGGTCGCTCATGTTCGCCGTATTGCTGACCGCCGCGGTCACGGGTGCGATCGGCTTTTCGGCCGCGCGGTCGCTTGACCGAATCACGTCGGCGCAAGTGCGAACCATGTTCGACGAGCACGCCGCGGTCGCCCGCGAGTTGCGACGGCGGATCGAGTTGCTCGAAAGCGGGCGCAAGTGAACGCCGCCGCGATCGTGGCCCTCGTGGCGTTGTCGACGTCGGGCGTCGTGCTCGCCGTGCTCGCCGTGCGCTTGTCGAGCATGGCGCGCGAACTCGCCAACGTGCGCGAGTCGCTCGGGCGCGCGTCCGAAGAGCGAACCGAGTTGCGCGCCGCGCTCGTCGAAGCGGGTCGCGCGAACGCTGTACTTGAGCGGCAACTGTTGATCCTTCGCGAGCGTCACGCTGAACGGCTACGCTTTCTTCGTGCCCAACTCGAAGAGTGCACCGATCCGGGGGTTCGCGGTCGCATTGCTGTTGACGGGATCCGTCGCATCTTGCGGTCGGTCGAAACCACCCGTGAACTACCCGCGAGCCCGAATCGATTGCTTACCGATCGAGACGACGCCCCTACCGACGGTTGATCCCGACGGGTGGATCGCGGCGGGCGAGCCCGGGTGCGAAGTCGATCCCGATCGCGTCGCCGCTTGCGTTACGCCCGCCGCCGCGATCCAGTTGCACGAGTTGCTCGACTCGTTGACCGCGTTCCGCGCCGACGCGCTCGCGCTTTGCTCGAAGGGAGTCGCCGATGCGAAGTAGACTCAAAGCCGCCCTCCTGGCGGCAACTCTAGTAGCCACGCCCGCGGCGGTCGCCGCGTCGCCGGGAACGCCCCCCAGTGCCGTCCTATACGCGCCCGCGCACGCGGGCCCGAGCGTAACGCCCGACCGACCCGGGCCCGTTACAGGCGAACACAGCGCGCCTGACGTGGGCGCTACGCCCGCCGACGATTGGCGCGGCAACTCGGCGGCGCTTTACGACGCGATCCTGTCCGGCCGTTGGCTCGCCGCCGTTGCCGCCGCGCTGTTGCTCGGCGTCTATACCGTTCGGCGGATCGCGCTTCGCCGCGTCGCATGGTTTCAAACGCGGCTCGGTGGTTGGTTGATCAACTTCGGTCTCGCAACGACCGCCGCGGTTGCCGTCGGGATGCGCGCCGGTTCGCTCGGACTGGCGACCGTGCTCGATGCGATCGCGCTCGGCGTTTGCTCGGCGGGCGCATACCAAGCCGTTCGCGATGCGCGGCGACCAGTGGCGAAACTCGACGACGTTGGTTAAGGTAACTCCCACCCGGTCGCGCGGGGTTTCTTCGGTCACTCTGGTTCCCTTTGGTTGGATTGGCGTTCGAAAAAGGGATGCGGGCCCGCGCTACCGGGTGTTTTCTGTTTCGGGATCGCGATCGTCGTCGTTGAACGCGATGCGCGCGCCGACCGGGCCCGACTGGAACGAAACCGAAAGGCGCCCCTTGCCGTCGCTAAGTTCGAGCGACACGCCGGTGACGACGCCCGCGCGTAGTTGCTCGGCGATCCATTCCAACGTGCGCGCGAGCGCTTCGACGCCGTCAACGTGCATACAGCAACAGCATAACGGCGCGGGTGGGTAGTGACCGCAACCAAACCCACAGAGTGCAGTTGCTTCGGCTTCCCGCTTCGCAAGGGCCATGTCCGAACTCTAATCCGTCACTGGGAACGAACGCACGGATTAGAGCGCAAGGGGTTCTCTTCCGCCGAAGTGGTCGCTTCGATCGAAGCCGCACAAAACGCCGAACACGCCGAGCGAAACCTGTTCAAGGTCGCAACGGAGATCGCGCTCAACAACCGCGGCAACGGCGAAAGCGAATCCAACAACCGCGGCGCCGACCTGTACCTATGGCGGCAAAACGACGGAACGGGTTTGCCCTGGGATCTGGCGGGCCCGTGGTGCGCGTCGTTCGCGTCGTTCTGTTTAGTGCAAGCCGCGAAGCGACTCGACGACTACGCCTTGCCGTTCAAGACGTCGCGCGGCGCAAAAACGCTGACCGAGCGCGTCGCCGAAGTCGGGCGCGAATGCGTCAACCCGGAACCGTACGCGCTCATCTGCTGGCATCGGTCGTCACTCGGATCCGCGAGTCGCAAGGGGCATGTCGGCTTTATCGTCTCGTACGACCGCGCGACCGATACGTTGATCACGGTCGACGGAAACAAAAACCGCCGCGGTCATAGACTCGCGACGGTTGAAACGTTCGATCACCCGAACGGACGGTGGCGGGATAAGCTTTACATGATGGCGACTATTGCGCCGCGCTCGCAATAGCGCCGTCGTAAATTTCATATTCGCCGCCGTCGTCGAACCCATACCGATCATCCCAGCCGGCATGGTCGGTGCGCCGCGTTTGCGGCAGTGCGGCGCGCATGTATACCGCGCTTTGATCGAGTGTCTCGCGGTCACAATCGTGGTACCCGTTTCGCCACCCGTCGCGAATGTCGGGGCAATTCGACTGGATTATGTCGGCCGCGCTATAGGTCGCGGCCGAGCACGAGCAGACGACGTCAAGCGATGCGATCCCGTATTGCCGTAGCAGCGCTTCGCACGTTTCGCGGTCGCGCCAGCACTGTTGTGCATAGCTCACGTATTCGACCATTTCGCGCGACATCGAAAACCATTCGCGCCCCATTTTGTCGGCACTTCGAACGTCGCCATAGTCGATCCGCGACGCCGAAAACTGAAGGTGCATCTCATACTCGCTTGCGTGCGTAACGCACAAGAGCCGGAGCGGGTACGCGGAACCGGTGGCGAGTTCGCGGATCCGGGTTCGCGGAGTTTTTGCAGTGCCGATCTTTACGCGGTCGGTTCCGACCGCCCAAATGAAATACGTTCCAGAACCCACGGACTTTCGCGATTTTTCCGGCGCGCGCGGCATCGCGCTAGTCACTCCATTCGCGCGTACGCAACTCGCGCACCGCGTAGCTGATATGAACGCCGTCGGCGTCGACGTTGATCTGAATTTGCGCGAGATTGTCGATCGACTTCGCGATCTCGCGAATGGTCGCGAGCTTTCGGTCGAGCGTTGCCGCCGCGAGTATGTCGAGCGCTTTGCTCGTGCTCGACGGGGGAAGCGTTTTCGGGTGCGCGGGCTTCGCTTCTTCGACGATCTCAAGTTGCGGCGGCAAGCGTCGCGTTGCCCGCTTGTCGCGAACGCTCTTGATCACTTCGTTCGGGCCAACGGGTGGGAGGCGTTGTTCGTCGCGCGCTTCGTTGCGCAAGTCGCCGAGTCGGTCGGTCGCCATTGCCTTGCCGTACTTGCGCACGAGCAGTTTTCGGGCGGCGTTGATCGTGCCGTTCGGGTTGTTGCGAAAAAACTCCAAGGCGTCGCGCTTGCGGGCTTCGTACGTGCCCGGGTGGCGCGCGAACTTCGCGTTCGGATCGCGCGGGTTCATTTCTCGACCTCGGGATCGTGCGGCGCGTTCCATGGGTCGATCGTGTCGTCGGGTGCCGCTACGGTGCGCGCGTCGTTGTCGTCGTCGAGCACGGGCTTCCGTTTCCGCTTTACTTTCTTCTTGAGCCGGTCGACGCCGCCGTCGTCGTCGTTCGGCACGTCGACCACGTCGGGTTCGACGCCGCGCGCTCGAAACGCTTCGCGGTACGCGCTCACGTCGCCGCCTTCGCCCGCGGCGTCGAGTTGAAAGCCGAACGCCGAGCGCTCGCCGAGCGGCAAGCGCTTGCCGAGTCGCCGAATGGGCGACTTGCGGAACATTTGATCCTCCCACAATTGCCACGGCGAATCGCTTCGCGTGGTTTTCGCGGTCGACTTGATCTTGTCGAGGTCGGCGCGCGACATGAACTCGACGTCAAGCTCACCGGAGGCGAACATCGCGAACGCGTACGCGCCGACGATCTCGCCTCGGTCCTCGCCCAAGAAGGGCCGGTGACGGACGCGCGCATCGGTGCCGATGTCGACGTCGAAGTCGTCGCGAAAATAGACGACGTTCGCCGATACCTTCGACACGCCCGGCGTTTCGCGCGCGAGCCGAAGGATCCCGCGATAGCCGAGTTGAAACGTCGCGGTGTTTCCGTAGGGGACAATGAACGCCTCCTGACGGATGCCGCCGGGCTCAAGCCCTACCTGGGCGCACGCGATCAACGCCAAATAGATCGACTCGGGCGAGCACTTTTGAAGTTGCTTGCTCTTTTGGAAATCCATTAGCGCGAAGCGAATCAGCGCGGCGGGATCGATCCGATTCTGCGCCCATTGTTCGAGCGCGACGCGCTTACCGGCGAGGTACGTTGCGAGTTGGCGGGTCGGGTGATTCTGGCGTTCGAGTTGAGTCATGGTCGGTCCGTAATGAGTGACAAGAGGTCAAGCGGCGCATCTTCGCGCCATGCGCGCGGCGCGTTGAAGCGTCGCGGCGGTTGCGTTCGCGAATCTTCGACGAACGATTCGGCCAAAAGCGGGTCAATACCGGCGTGCGCGGCAAGCGCGTTGAACGCGTCGCGGTACGAAGGGCGCCCGCGCTTGTCATGCTTGAAGCCGAACGTTCCCTGGTCGGTTTCGACGGCGTCGTTGTCGCCGATCGCGAGCATGAGTTTTTGCGTCAGGCGCGACTCTTCGAGGTCGAGCGCTTTGCGGGCGGCGCGGGCGGCGCGAAGCCGCAAAGCGAGTTGCTCGACCTCGGGGTTTGACTTCGCAACGAGCCCGGTCGTCTTGCGCGCGCGCCCTTTAACGTATTTCGTGAACGCGTCGGATCCGTCGGGTTCGGGCGGCGACTTCGCTTGTACCTTGAACCAAAACGCTTCGGCTTGTTCGAGCAAGTACGCCTCAAGCTCGCGATCGCGTTCCACGTGAAACTCGCGATAGTCGCTCGTGTTAAGCAACGCGGCAACGTCGCACCGGTTGACGTCGAGCCCGCTCATGTACCAGGCAACCTGACACAAAATATGCTCGGGCAATTCGTCGGAACCGTCGTCGCCGAAACCGCGGAACGTACCGAGCCCCGCGGTCTTGATCTCAAGAATCCGATCGACAAGTTCGCGCGGCGGCGGCGGCGCGCCGCGATGGTAAGGCTCGAACGCGCCGGGCTCCAACACAACCCGGTCGAGCGAAAACAAGTGCCACGATCGGGTCGGGTGTTCGACGGTATCGAACGGGCCAACGACGGTCTTGTCGTCGTGTCGTCGCTGATACTCGTCGGCGACGATCGGCTCAAGCAACGCGCCGAATCGTTGCGAGTCGGTCGGCGAGTCGGTCGGCGGTTCGCCTTCGGCGATCTTTTCGAGGTACACGTCGATCGGTCGGCGGAACGGCGACAGGCCACAAATCGCGGCGACGTCGCTTCCACCGATGCCGCGACGCCGATAGCGTCGTT